ATCTATATTTAAATCCAAATCAATAATTTCTTCCATTATAATAACTTATATGTTATTGCTTTATATTTAGCGCATTACTAATTGTTTTTTTAAAGCATCTTTTAATTGTAAAAAACAATCTGCTAAATCATCTTTTTTTTTGTGGGATAAAAAATGTTCAAGGTATTCAACATAATCTTGTTTCAAAAGTTTTTCGGTAATTTGAATACTTAATTTTTTACGTTGACTATAAGTAGTTTTTTTTGGAATATCATAGTCTTTTAATTTGTGACACGCATTCCAGTGATATATATCATTAATACCTTGTTGAATAAAATACATTGTAATCATTCCTTGTAGCGTTTTCATTCGTATTGCATTTTGACCTATTTGATTTTCAATAATAACTCGTTCTACTTCATAAGGCGTAAAAATATCGTGAAACGAGTTACACATAGTTTTTCCTAAATCAATTAAATTCACCTGGTTTGATTTTTCTTTACATAATTCTAATACGTCCCATTTCAAAATAGTTGAATTATTTGAGTCATAAATAATATAAGCCAAATTTTTGATTCCAACATCTATGCTAACATATATCATATTGGTATAAGATATATGTATATATTTATATTAATTTATGAATTGTCTCTGACGCATAGCATTCAACCTTTCTCGAGACAAATAAACATCTTTCATAGAGGATTCGCTATATCCTTTGGGTTTACTATCGTCGTGAATGCCTAAAAATAAATAGGGAGGATTATGAATCTCTATAGAGGGTTCTATTGATTGAAAGTTTCTTTTCATTATAAGGTCAGCATGTTTTACCAAAAACTCTCGGTATGATTGATTGTTTGTTATACCATATTGTTTCTTTATTTTTTCATTGTTCAAAGAATTTTGCGAATAATCGGTAAATGTTCTACTATTCATTAATATATATTTATAATTTATTTATCTTCATTTGGTTGTGGTTCTTCTGTTTTTTCTTCTGTTTTTTCTTCTGTTTTTTCTTCTTCTGGTAGTTTAGATACTTCAATAGGATTTTCTTCAAAGGCTAAATCTATGACAAGTGATTTTTTGTTATTTGCTAAACGAATCAAGTCATTTTTTTTCATTTTTGGGTTGGTTTTTATTCCCTTATTGGTCAATAAATCTCTTAATGATTTTACACTCATTTTATTGTAATCTGTTTCATATGTTGGTTCTTCATTTGAATTGGATTCTATAAGTTCGTCTTGTGGTTTTTCTTCTTCTTCTTCATATTCTTCTTCATCGGAAGAACTTGAGATATCATCATCATCATCATCATCATCATCACGGTCACTTTCTACTTCAACAACTAACGATACGGGATGGTTTTGTTTTACAACGGTTCGATCGCTCTTTGCTTCTGAAGATTGTTGTAACAGTTCATACAATACTTTCGCTTGTTCCATTTGAGCGGATTCGATGTTTTCATATTTTCGTTTGAAATAATAACATACCAAAGTGATTAACAATAAATTTATAATTAGACCTGTGAAGAAACCACTAATATCTAATAATCCCATTATAGATAATACTTATAATCTTTATATACATTTTAAACGAAATCAAAATAAATAATCTGGATAATTCAAGTCTTTTAATATTTGTTTACCACCGTGTATATAAGAAATACCCTTTTTTATTTTGTATAAATATTCTATTTTATCTTTGTGTTCTATAACATTCATTTTGTAATTAGAGACATACTTGTCTAATTCTTCACAAAGTTGAATATAATGGGTAGTCAAAATAAAATCAACACACGAATAACTCTTTAATCCTTTTAGATATATTTTTGCACATAATATGGCATCATTTGGATTTGTACCAGAATATAACTCATCAAAAATACATAAATGTCTCTCATTAGAATGTTTTTCTACATGTTCTAAAATATCTTTACATCTACGTGCTTCGGCTTGAAATAAACTATCACGACCAGATGTATCTGGAATGTTCAAATAAGAATGAAAATGATTATATAAACGAATATTGGCGCGTTTATAACAACCAAATCCTATTTGTTGAGACATAATTGTGTTCAGTAAAATAGATTTCAGCAAAGTAGTTTTACCAGAGGCATTTGGTCCAGTAATAATAATCTGTTTGTCCATTGTGATATTATTTTTTATAGGTTTATCATTTATATTTGCTAAATAATAGGACCCTTTCATTTTTGTATATGTCTCTTGGAACGTAGCCATATTTATTTTCTTGGAAATATGTGTTTTTTGTAAAGAATATATATCTTTGATATAGTGATTCAAATCATAAGCATAACAAAACGCATTATGATATGTTTTATCATAAAACAACGCATAATAAATATACATAATATATCCAATTTGACTTAAACGACTAAATGTATTCTGATAAGGAAAAATAAGTGATAATTTATTTAAAATATTTTGAATAATATTTTTCTGATGATTATTTTGTTCTATAAATAAAGAATATGATTTATATGGAGACAAATAATGATTAAGTCTTTGTATTTGGTCTATAGCATTTATACAATAACCTTTGTAACCGCTAATAAATTCTGAAATATAATGGATATTATTATAAAACTGAATGCACGAAATAATGTTTTGATAAATTTGAAAAATATAAAAAATAATAGAGGCAAATATAGAAGTTCTCTGTTGAAATGTAATAGATTCATTTGTATAAAATAATTTATATAGATTTGTATTTTTCATCATATTTTGTAATAATTCACTATATTGAGATGTACTAATTTTAATGTTTTTGAATCTTAATATAAAATAAGGAACAATAAAAATAAAAATAGGAGTAACCAATGAAAAAATTGGAGAAGTTATATTATAAAAACTCAGTGCCTGTAAAAATAAAACCGAACGATTGAGTGGCTCAAGTGCTGAAATATTAATGTATTGATATTTATCATTAAAATTTGTTTCAGAACGAAATGTCATATAATTCTCCATCATAGATTCGCAATCAACAAATGAAACATCTAAGTTTTTAATTACAAGTTGACTATCTTGTAAAAACTCTTTATTAGGCGTATAATAAGATGTCCATTCTAAATGAGTGTCTCCTAAAATTTTTTTGTAAGCATTTTTCATATCAATATCATCTTTTATAGTAGATGAAACATATTTATGATCTATATATTGTATTGGCAATTTGAACTCCATTATATAGTTATTTTTTTTTATAAGATAATATAGAACGAATATAAAAATAGGTTTTATATATTATAATGTATTATTCTTATGATAAAATGATATTGCTGTCTATGGATTATAGTCCATATGAATTTCCTGAATATACCAAAGAGATCATTACAAAAATAAAAAAAAAGTTATTTATACACAACAAAAGTGAACCATTCAAAATAACTAAAATACCCAAACAAGAAGATTATTGTGGAGTCATATGTAAATTATTAAATAAATTAACCGAAAAAAACTATAATAAGTTAAAATTAGAATTGTTTGAAATGATCGAAAATATAACCACAACAAAGGACATTGATATTATTACGAATAAAATATTTCAAATTGCTAGTTCTAATATACATTTATCCAAATTATTTTCTTTATTATACAAAGAATTAATTGAAAAAAACAATACTTTTTATGAGATTTTTCAAGAAAATTTTTCAAAACATAGCAAACTACTAAGTGAAATAGAATATATTAGTCCAAATGAAGATTACGATAAATATTGTGATTATGTAAAAAAGATAGAACAATTAAAGGCTAGTCTATTTTTTTTTAGTAATTTAATGAAATATAATATTTGTTCTTTGGATAATTTGGTTGAATTATGTAAAGAACTAATGAAAACACTAAAATGTGAAATGGAACATAAAACTAAGATGGAATATAAAGAAGAATTATTACAAAGTATTTTTATCATTATAAGAGAATTATTAGATTATTTATTATTTCATTCAGAATGGGAAGGATTATATAATAATATAAATCAAATAAAAACACATCCAAACGTGAATCCAAAATTAAAGTTTAAGTGTATGGATATTATGGATTTTGTAAAAGTTCATATTCGATAATAATTTA